TCCCAAGCGATCGTGCAGTAATTTCTTCTGGATCAATTCTCGCTAGTCGAACAGCAACCGGAAATGGTTTGGCTGCTAGAAACTACGAAGAGTTCGATAATCTACCACAATTATGGACTAACGGATATCTTGTTGCTGTTGACCAAATATTCCTCGGCGGTCAAGCATCTGAATTTTGGCAAGGAGATGTAGTTTTCCATGTAGTTATGGAATGCACAGTTGAAACAATGACACAGGCTGCGGCTATGGCTCTAGCATTATCACAGCAATGAGGCTAAAAAATGGCTTTATCTGATGATGAAAGAAGAATGATCGAGCGACTAGTGGATTCGCAAATGCGGGTCGAAATGGCTGTTGCTCAATTATTTTCTAGGCCAACTATGGGTTTAGCCCCTGCTTTGATGAGGGTGGCTCATGAAGATCCACTTAATTCGCCATTAATTCTCGATCGAGAAGAAAGAATTGCTTTACTTAATGAAACTGGAGATACTGCAAGAAGAACAGGTAGGAAGATCCGTAAGAAAGTAAAAAGAAAAGTATCTCCATATCAAAAAGAGTTCGGCAAGCAATTGAAGATATTGAAAAAGAAACATCCGAGAACTAAGATATCCAAGTTGATGAGAAGGGCTCACACAGCAACAAAGAAGGTTAGAAGATGAAAAGAACAGGTAAAACTTTGACACTATCAGGACAAATGCCCAAGAGAGCATTCATGCAACAATTATTCAGAGATCCACATACAATCTTAGAGTATTCAAATGTGCTAGATATTAACAAAGCATGGAAAGTAAAAGATTTCAGATGTTGGATTCAAGAAAGTAGTTTTGGTCAAACTGCTGATGCTTACATTACAGTTGATACTCAATTATCAACAGATGACATTCCAGGGTCTAACGATTGGAATAACGCAGGAGAAAATCGTGCGATCGGTTGGGGAACTTTAGCCTACAATTGTAATGCTATGACATCAAAGCCTCAATCACCTGCAGGTACGCCTCGTTCATTGGAAAATTCTGAATATTTTATGCATCCCGATCATCTGATTCAAAATAAGTTGACAATTTCTGCTCATGCCTTTGGGGATCAATCAACTTTAGAGAATAAAGAATACACTTTGAACTATATTGTTTATCTTGAAGAGTATGACATATCTCCAACTGAGAGTATAATATTCAATATTAAATCTAAAGCACAGGATTTGAGTAGTTAATTTCGATATTGATAATGAATCGTACCAACTAATGATTCGTTTAGTTCCTTACATAGTGGGTCTTTTGGATCTTTCAACCACAAAGCAACATTTGCTTTTGCTATTAGAGCCGTCTGAACATCTCTACGGATTCTTAGAGCCTCAATTAATTTCAAATTCACATCTTGATTGATGATCATGTCTGAAATTATCTGAGACTTTTTTTGTTTCTCCCAATCATTATAGATCTTTGCTGCTTCTTCACTCAATGTTGCTGAAATTAATTGCTTCATCTTTCCACCCTCATACCAACATCGCCTATTCTTTCTAATAAATATTCAATAACTTCATTCTTATTTCTAAAAACGATCTCTTCTGGTGGCTCGTAAAAGTAATCCAAGAGAATATATCTACTCATTCTAAACATCTCCCTATTAATTCATACCAACATTCCTCGCAAGTAGGTATAATTGGATCATCTCTAGTTAATTCTTTAGCACAATGTACGCATCTCATATATCGCGGATCTATCATTCAAATATAATATATCCTGTTTTTTGATACATCCAGTAGAACATTCATAAAATATACGGCCTCTTGTAGCGGCTGGTCGCGTGTGAACTTCTAGCGCGAGGGTTGGGTTAGGCAGCCGCTTTTTTACCGCTTCGCGGAAAGGATTGGGTTGGGGATCGGCCAAAATTCAACTTTTACTACGGAATCATGATAAGCGTTACCGGAATCCGGTAATTCATGGCAAGAAGTGATTCTTTCTTTATTCGCGCAAAATTAAACGCTGGCGGCAGTACACCTACAGGATTCAATACCTATTTCCAAGAGGCGATAGATCTAGGGGCATATGTTGACGCTCTTGGTAAATCCGTTCTTCGGATTCATAACATTGCTGTTTCGGTAACTGATGTTTCAGGAACTAGCGTAGAAATTACAGGTGCGGAAGAAGCAGCAGCACAATTCGTTCTTTGCACTCAATCACAGGCTACATTACCGTTCCCAAGCGATCGTGCAGTAATTTCTTCTGGATCAATTCTCGCTAGTCGAACAGCAACCGGAAATGGTTTGGCTGCTAGAAACTACGAAGAGTTCGATAATCTACCACAATTAT